ATACAGCGCTTTCAGCCGCAATTGCACAGGGGGCGCTCCGTGTTGAGTACGGAGATAAGCGGGTAGAATACCGTTCATTAAAAGAAATGCTCGAACTGCAAAGGGTAATGTCTGTAGACCTGGGCCTTACTAATAAAGCTGGTAACCGTCGTTACGCAACACACACAAAAGATTTATAAATGGCAAAAGCAAACTTTTTAGATAACCTGATTTCCTTTCTTAATCCAAAGGCCGGAGCGTTGCGTATGCAATTTAAAATTGCAAATGAATTGCAGATGCAACATGTAAGGCGGTATGATGGAGCAGCTAAAACCCGGCGTACTGATGGATGGTTTGCACCTGGTACCAGCGCAACAAGTGAAATTACATTGGCGCTCTCGCTTCTCCGTAACCGTTCCCGTGAGCTTGCAAGAAATAACCCGTATGCAGAAAATGCCATCCGTGAAATTGCCAATAATATGGTTGGTACCGGTATCATGCCAAAGCCTTTAGGACTGCCAAAGACCGTTGAAAAGCGTTTGAAAAAAGAATGGAAAGCATGGGCCGAAAGTACGGACGCAGACTATGACGGTCACCTAAATTATTACGGCATTCAACATCTTGCAGCCAGGACAATAGTAGAATCCGGCGAAGTGATCATCCGCAAACATATCAATCCTGATCCTGATTTAATCTTCCCTTTACAACTGCAGGTGTTAGAGCCTGATTTTATCGATACAACAAAGATGTCCACCAGCCAGGTAGATGGCGGCTATATCCTTTATGGTGTAGAATTCAATGCTAAAAATAAGATTGTTGCTTACTGGCTATGGGATAAACATCCGGGAGATTCAACCGGCTTCGCTTTTAAAAGCAATCGAATACCAGTAGCCGAAATCATTCACGTATTTGAAAAAAAGCGGCCGGGCCAGTTTCGTGGCGTTCCTTTCGGGCATAGTGCAATGATGCGATTAAAAGATTTGGACGATTACGAAGATGCGCAACTGGTAAGGCAAAAAATTGCAGCCTGTTTTACTGTTTTCGTAACGGACAATGAAGGTACCGGAAATGTAAACGGCGCTACTGAAGATGATATGCTTGAAAAAGTTGCACCTGGTATTATTGAACATTTGCCAGCCGGTAAACAGGTATCGTTTGCAAATCCACCGGATGCCGGCCAAAACTATGATCCGTATATAAAAACAAATTTACGGGGTGTTGCCAGTGGTTACGGGATGGATTATGTAACACTAACAGGTGATTATACAGCCGTTAATTTTTCATCCGGTCGTATGGGCTGGCTAAAGTTTCACCGCAATGTTTCGGTGTGGCAATGGAATATGTTAGTACCGCAATTGTGTAATAAATCATGGAAGTGGTTCATTGAATCAGCAAATGTTTTAGGCTACGTTAAACAGTTAGTTGTAACTCCATCATGGACACCACCACGCCGGGAAATGATTGATCCTACTAAAGAAGTTCCAGCTATGAGGGATTCTATCCGTGCAGGTTTTTCAAGTGTGCAGGACGCTATCAGGTCAAACGGTGAAGACCCTGACGAAGTGATGAACGAACTGGAAGAAATGGCAAAGAAGCTGGATGATAACGGGTTGATGCTGGATACTGATCCACGCCATGACCCTACCCGAAAATTACCGGGCACCGATCCGGCAAAACCACCAAAGCAGGAAAAACCTAAAGTATAAATTTTAAGAGTAGTCGAGATAGACTACTTTTTTTATGAGGGTAATATGAGGGTAATAACGAGGGAAAGCAGAATTTAAAGCCTTCTACTTTTGAATTCAACATAAACACCGAAATATTTAAATGCCGGAAATTAAAAAACAGATTGGAAAACAATACACAAGGGCGCTCTTTGATATCAAAACTATCAACAAAGAAGAACGGACAATTGATGTTGTTTTTGCAACTGAAACGCCGGTTTTTCGCAGGTCATGGGAAATTGGTGAATACAATGAAGTATTGGTTTGTGAAAAAGCTAATACCAGGATGGACCGGATTAATTCGGGTGCTCCTGTTCTGGATAATCATAGAGGCGGTTCTGTTACAACTCAATTGGGTGTGGTGGAATCAGCAACAATCGGAAAAGGCGAAGGCCGGGCAACCTTACGTTTTTCAAAGCGTGAAGATGTTGAAAAAGTTTGGCAGGATATATTAGATGGCATTCTCCGTGGCGTATCCGTTGGTTATATGGTCTATGCAATGGAGATCATTGAAAAACAAGGATCCTTACCAACTGCCCGTTGCATCGATTGGGAGCCTTACGAAATATCACTGGCAACCATACCTGCAGATTATAACTCCGGTGTTCGCAGCGAAGGGGAGCAATTACATGAAGTTTCAATTATTAATCATAAAAATTCTAATACAATGACAGAAGCTGAAAAAGCAGCCCGCAAAGCAGCGATTATCGAAGCCACCAGAGCGGCCCGGCTTGATGAAGCGTTTGCCAACACACTGATAGATGATGAATCTATTACCATTGATGCAGCAAGAACTGCCATCATAGCCGAATTAGGTAAAACGAATGTTCCTGCTCCTACACCTGCTGCAGCTCCTGCACCAACTGAAGGCGAAACAAGAACGGCTGAACAAATCACCAAAGCAGAAAGGGAAAGAAGTTCAGGAATCCTTCACGCAGTAAGGGCCGCAAACCTACCGGTTGAATTCGCCCAAACCATGATTGATAATCCTGCACTCACTATTGAGGCTGCACGCACCGCAATTATCACAAAATTATCTGAAAATATGAGCCAGGCCGATACACGCAGCGCAAACAATGTAGCTGTAACCGGACAGGATGAGGCTGTTAAAACACGTACCGCAATCATTACCGGTATTGGTTTAAGAAGCGGTAAAATCCTTGAAAAAGATTTGACACCGGAATTAATTGCCGGTGCCCGTGAACATCGTTCCAGCTCCTTACTGGATATTGCAAAAGAGGCATTAACCCGTGCAGGTGTTAATTTCAGGGGCATGGATAAAATGGAAATTGTTGCCCGTGCAATCACTTCCAGTTCTTCAGATTTCCCTGTCATCTTGCAGGGTGTAATTCATAAAACTTTGCTGGCAAATTATGTTGCCACTCCCGACACATGGAGCAGGTGGTGTCACACTGGAAGTGTTTCCGATTTCAGGGAGCATAAGCGTTTAAGGATGGGTAGCTTCTCCCGCCTGGATAAGTTGCTGGAAAATGGGGAGTACACAAATAAAAAGATTCCTGATGCAACACAGGAAGGTATCAGCGCTGAAACTTATGGTAACACAATCAATGTGAGCCGTAAAATGATCATCAATGATGATCTGAATGCATTCAGCCAGTTGGCAAGTATGTTGGGCCGTGCCGCTAAACGTTCTATTGAAATAGATGCATACGCAATGCTTGCATCTAACCCGGTAATGGCAGACGGTGTTACATTGTTTCATGCAAGCCATGGTAACATAATTGCAACCGGTGTTGCTCCTACAGTTGTAGCAATTGACGCAATGCGTGTATTGCTTGCACAGCAAAAGGATGAATCAGGAAATGAAATTCTTGATTTGCGTCCGAGTGCGTTGCTGATTGGTGTTCACCAGGGCGGTAATGCAAAAGTGATCAACAGTTCTACAGTTGATCCGGATACTGCAAACAAAATCCAGCGTCCAAACATGGTAAATGGTTTGTTCAGTGATATCATAGATACAGCTCGTATCACTGGTAACGAATACTATGCTTTCGTAAATCCATCAGAACAGCCGGTTATCGAAGTTGCATTCTTGGATGGTGTCCAGGAACCATTCATGGATCAGGAAGAAGAATTTAACGTGGACGGCATGAAATGGAAAGTGCGTTTGGATTATGGTGTGGATGCTGTCGGCTTTAAAGGAGCGGTTAAAAATCCAGGCGCTTAATCAGTTTAAAATAAATTTAAAAATCTTCACCCGGTGCAAATGTACCGGGTGAACAAAATAAAAAGATATGCAAAATTATATCGAATGTGGTGATGTTGTTCCGGTTGTTGCTGCTGCTGCAATAACTTCCGGCCAGGGCTTAAAAGTTGGCGCTTTATTGGGAGTTGCTTCAGGAAGCGCTGCAATTGGCGAAAAAGTTTCTGTTATGCTGGAAGGTGTTTTTTCTTTACCGAAAAGAACGCATGCATCATCTGCAGCCATGGCACAAGGATCCGCTGTATATTGGGATGACACCGCAAAGATGATCGACAATACCAGCAATACCGGCGCAAACATTTTGGCGGGTTATGCTTTTTTAGCTGCTGCATCATTAGATGCTACTGTTCAGGTTCGTTTAATCGGATAGTATGAACATCTTCGACAGCCTTCAGGATACTATGTTTGCAACCGTTACCAATACAATGGGATACGATGCAACCTGGTTACCACCTGCCGGAGGTTCACAGCAATTGGCAAGGGTTCTTTTTGCCGGTCCTACTGAAAAAGAAAAATTGAAAAGCGCTGATTTTGATCCTGAAAAACTGGAAATGGAATATAAGGCCGGAGATTTTGAAGGACTGAAAGAATTGGCAGATGATAACGAAATGCCGGTTATTACAATCATACAAATAGGAGAATTTACGGTTAAAAGCGTGGCAAAAAAATTTGATGGTAAAACATTCGTAGCAAGGTTACAAGCAGTTTAAATGGCGTTCAACTACACAAATATTGTTAATCAAATTGTAGCAAGGTTAACGACATATTTACCGACAGGTTACCAGGTAATAAGGATGCCGGAAAAGGAAAATGAATTTAAGATCGGTAAAGATAAAGTTCTCATTCTTGTTGCTTATGCTGATTCAAATTTTGGTGATACATCTTCGATCGACATACTGAATCAGTCTGAAAATGTCACAGTTCTTTGTAATATAAAATCACCTCGTTTATACGATGAATTCAGTATTGATTCAGCATTGCAGTTATTAAAAGTTTTACTGATCGGGTTTAAACCAAATCATCTTTCAAAACTTACTGCTGCAAAAATTGAATTCGATGAACGAAACGCCAATGACAATTTCTTCAGTTACAATTTTACTTTAACAGGTAAGAAAAAAAATGTTGAAGTTGTTGAAGATGAAGTTTTGCCATTGCTGAAAAAATTAAGTTTTAATAGTGCTGGTGATTTTTACCACGAAGATTTTATTGAAGGTGATTTTCTTACATCTTCTCCATGGTTCGAAATAAATTCAAATACTTAATTCACTCCCTGATAGGGATTAAATAAAATAAAATGTCTCAATCTTTTTTGCACGGAATTGAAACGCTTACACTGGATCAGGGGCCTCGGTCCATAACAGTTGTAAAATCTGCAGTTATTGGCCTGGTAGGCATTTCACCTTTGGGAGAAAAAAACGTTCCCATTCTTGTTACTGGTGATTCAGGCGCTGCACAATTCGGGAAAAAAGTTCCTGGGTTTTCAATCCCTCAAAGTTTAGATATCATTTTTAAACAGGGTGCCGGTGCGGTGGTGGTTGTAAACATTTTTGATTCTACTGCTCATACTTCAGCGGTTACTGCTGAACCGCAAACAATTGCACTGGGTAAATTAAAACTTGCCTTTGCACCTATTGGAGCTGTTACCGTTTTGGATTCAGCAGGAGCAGCCAGCACATTGGTAAAGGATACTGATTACACTTTAGATGAATACGGAAACTTTACAGTGATCAGCAGTGCAGCAGCAGCCGTAAATGGAACCGTTTTAAAATTCACCTACAAAAAATTAAATGCTGCTGCTGTAAATGCTGCTGCAATAATTGGCGCAATAGATGGCACCACCGGTGCCAGAACCGGCATGAAATGTTTACCACTTGCTAAAAACTTATTCGGGTTCAATCCTAAAATTCTGATTGCTCCAAATTATAGCAGCCTTTCAGCGGTTGCTGTTGAAATGATTGCACAGGCTGATTCACTACGGGCCATTGCTTTATTGGATGCACCTGCAGCAACAACAGTTGCCGGGGCAATTGCCGGGCGTGGTGTATCGGGTTCTATCAATTTCAATACTTCCAGCAAACGGGCTGATCTTTCTTACCCAATGATTAAGGTGTACGATGTTGCAACCGATGCTAATATTGATTTCCCGCAATCTGCTTTCAAGGCTGGTATTTATGCCGCTGTAGATAACGAATTTGGTTTTTGGTACAGTCCATCCAATAAAGAAATTAAAGGCGCTGTAGGGGCAGAAAGGAATATCAGTGCATCTTTAAATGATGCCGGCAGTGATGCAAATCTGCTGAATGCTGCAGGTATCAATACGATCTTCAACACATTTGGAACCGGTATCCGTACATGGGGAAATAGAAACGCTTCATTTCCTACCAACACAGCTCCGGATAATTTCATTTCCGTTTTGCGTACGGTAGATGTGATTGCTGAAAGTGTTGAACAGGCAATGTTGCAGTTTATTGACAAGCCAATTAACCAGGCGTTGATCGATGCAGTTCGTGAATCATGCAATCAGTTTATCCGGGTATTAATTGGCCGTGGTGCATTGATTGCAGGCAGCAGGGTGGAATTTCCAAAGGACGTAAATACTACAACGGAAATTGCAGCCGGCCATTTGACTTATGATATTGTGCTGATGCCTCCACCACCTTTTGAGCGTGGAACCTTCAGGAATTTCATTGATACCAGTTTGCTTTCTTCATTATCATAATCCTTCCTTTAACCGGGAGCAAAATATATAATCATGGGTGTACAAACAAATCAAATAATTAACGCTAATATTTACGTGGACGGTGTAAATATGTTGGGCCGGGCATCGGAAGTAGATGCACCCGAGATCATGGCGAAAATGACCGAATATAAGGCGTTGGGCCTGATCG